CTAAAAGAAAAAAAGCATGCTTAATTGAAAGCCTGATAGATTTCTCGAGGGGTACCGGCTTGAAAACAATCCGACTTTCAGGCTTTGGGGGTAGTAGTGTTTATATATAGATACAGCCCAAAAATAAGATTACAAGATTTTTAGACTTCATACCCGTTGGGGTATAGACTTCGAAACAGGAATTCTCACATCGAACCACCAAGTAGTATATATGTGCTAGAAAGTAGTTTTTATTTGTGGTGGTACTCATGACCAATATTTTGTGCAAAACACGCTAAAAAGGGCTATATGCACAATATACTGTGCGTCGAGGCTGAATGTGAAGCCTGAATGCAGAATTATAGGTTATTTACAAAAGAACTAGTCCAGCGGGAGGTAGCACAAATAAACTACAAGATTTTTCGCGGTAAAAGTGGCGCTCACCAAACCTGGTGATTTGTCCTGTAAATTTTTTAAAATTTTATATTGACAGATTACCCATTGGGGAGTACAGTTCGTATCTAGAGTGTTAGCCATTCCTTGAAAAATCACCGAGGTAAAGGCGTCTAAATTCCTTGGTTTGAGGGTCGGTTATGATTTTCCCTCCTAACACTCTAATTTAGTTTTTATTTGTGGGTGCGTTCAAGCGGCTCCGACACGACAGCCTCATGTCCTAGGGAGGCGACCTTGGAGTATATTCGGACTGGATCGCAACCAGCGAGAAGAAACGTGGGTTAGTGGCCTAGCGCCCCTTCAAATACGAATTAATAAACGAGGTGAACTATGAGCGATGCGGCTGCACAAATATTAGCCAATGGATTTGTCGAGGGTATGGGTGTCCTCGGAGTAACTATGGTTGCAATTACTTGGTTATGGGTATTTTTCAAATGATTGAGAACAGAGAAAAACGCAAAGTCAAAAGCGCACCTAAAACTGGACAAACGTCAGGTAGAATTGACCACTAACACGTTATAACAAACCCATTGACTAACAGAACCAAAGGTGTATTATACGAAGCATGAAGCCTTCATCGTCTTCATGAAACCTCCAAAGCCCTACCGGACTCACCGCTGGTAGGCATTAATTCAACTAACTACACGAGGGGAGAATTATGAAAATGAATTTTAATTACAAGTATTCACATAGACATAATCGATATTTTACTTCGTGTACGTATCGTAACCCTCAACCCTAGAGCTAATACTCTCCGAGTGTAGCTCAGTCTGGTAGAGCACTCCGTTTGGGACGGAGGGGTCGCAGGTTCAAGTCCTGCTACTCGGACCAATTCTCGTCCCTTGTCGTCTAATTGGTAGGACATCAGACTTTGAATTTGAAAATGCTGGTTCGAAGCCAGCCGAGGGATCCAAATAAATTGCCATGTAGCTCAGTTGGTAGAGCGTCCGGCTGTTAACCGGAATGTCACTGGTTCGAGCCCAGTCTTGGCAGCCATGTCTCCTTAGCTCAATTGGTTAGAGCAACGGGCTTTTAACTCGTAGGTTCTAGGTTCGACTCCTAGAGGGGACACCATTTTCAGCCACCTTAGCTCAGTTGGTAGAGCTGCCGATTTGTAATCGGCCAGTCGGGAGTTCGATTCTCTCAGGTGGCTCCATTTTGAGGAAAGGTAGCTGAGATAGATTAGCGCGAGATTGAAGCTCTCGAGAGGTTGGTGCGTTACCAACCCTTTCCACCATTTAGGACAGGCTGAGCATTGGCGAGCTTCGCAGACTGTAAATTTGCCGGGTAACACCTGTGGTGGTTCGACTCCACCCCTGTCCACCAAACCCTTCCCAAAGGGTCACCTTAGCTGTATAATTCGACCATCATGGAAGAAAACGCTTTTAACGAGCCAATAGACGATTACACCCCAGGTGAATACTCCGAAGAGAAAGCCTTCGAAGAGTTGAAAAAGAACCTCTCCGACCAGAAGTGGCGTCTAAACAACCTATACAAGGTAAAAACCAAGGAAGGTCGGGTCGAGACCTTTAAGATGAATGCTGTTCAGGAAGCCTTCTTTGACAGCATGCACTATCGGAATATCATCCTCAAAGCCCGTCAGTTAGGCTTTACTACCTTCATCGATCTGTACATTTTAGATACTTGTCTATTCAACCCCACCGTTAAGGCCGGGATTATCGCTCACCACATGGACGATGCGAAGACCATTTTCGAAGAGAAGGTCAAATTCCCCTACGATAACCTGGATCCTCAGATTCGTGCGGAACTCGGTGCGAAAACCGATCGTGCTAATGAGATCAAGTTCTCAAATGAGTCCAGTATCCGTGTGAGCACGTCGTTCCGTTCAGGAACCTTGCAGATCCTACACATCTCGGAATTCGGTAAGATCGCCGCTAAATACCCCGACAAGGCTGTGGAGATCATCTCAGGTGCGATGGAAGCGGTACCTCTTGATGGACTAATGTTTGTAGAATCTACCGCTGAGGGGCGCGAAGGTGCGTTCTACGACATGACCATGACGGCTAAAAAGCTCAAGGATGGCAAGAAGAAACTGACAAATTTAGACTTTAAGTTCCTATTTTTCCCATGGTGGGAGGATCCTACGTACACTATGGACCCAGGTGGCGTCGTAGTCACCACCGAAGATATGAACTATTTCAGGGACTTAGAGGCGCAAGGCGTGCATTTGACCGATGGTCAGAAAGCATGGTGGATCAAAAAGTATTCGATTCTCGGAGATAAGATGTTTCGTGAGAATCCAAGTTATCCGGAAGAGGCGTTCAAAGCATCGCTCGTGGGCGCCTATTTCGGTAAGACGATCGCTGAGATGCGACGTCAAGGTAGAATTGGTGATGTACCGTACGAAGCAGGTTTCGCGGTAGACACCTTCTGGGACTTAGGGATGAGCGATTCGATGTGTATTTGGTTCTGTCAAAGGATTGGCAGAGAACGTCGAATTATCGATTATTACTCGGCTTCAGGCGAGGGTATGGCGCATTATGCCAATATGCTCAAAGAGAAAGGGTATGTGTATGGCACCCACTTCATGCCGCATGACGCGAATGTACGTGAGCTGGGCACGGGCGAGAAGCGTAGTGACGTGGCGATGCGACTGGGAATCACCCCCATTAACATGGTCCCGCGTCCTAAGAGCTCGGACCAACTGCTCGATCAGATTGAAGAAACACGTAATTTCTTGGCAACGTGCTGGATTGATGAATCTAAATGTGACTCCGGGGACCAAAGTGGGTTAAAATGTCTAGAAAGTTATCGTAAAGAATGGGATGAGAAGTTAGGTACGTTTAAGACTTCACCCTTGCATAACTGGGCCTCACACGGCGCTGATGCAATGAGAACGGGCGCTGTAGGTTGTATGAACCATCAAGAAGAAGAACATCAAGACTTAGATCCCGATTTTGCTGGAGATTGGTAATGCCAGAAAATTTAACGAACATACCGGTACCAACGCCGCCGGGTAAACGTCCTAAGACGACGAACCGTGACTATAAAACGTTGGTGAGCCAGTATCAGAACCTTAACGCACCCCACGTAGAATATCGATTTTCAAACGGTCGACTATTCATACGTCGAGACGGAGAGAGTGGTATTTATGACTAAGAAAGCCAAGGCGTCTTACCATTTTATACCGATTTACAATCAACATTTATTTTTTGGTAATGACACCGGGGCTATAGCGGATTTAATTAAATGTTACTTGACAGAAGAACGAGTTGATTATGACGAGTTTGATGATCGAGATGATACCTTAAATGCTGGTTTTGTCAGGGCGTTGTATAGTAAAAAAGATGATGATCAAATAGTGGCTTTCATATTATATTCCGCAGATGAATGCGGCGCTGGTACTTTAGCACACGAAGTCACACATTTAGTTAATAGACTATTTGCATATGTAGGGCATGAACTAGATGACTTAAATGATGAACCCCAAGCATATTTAGTAAGTTACATAGTTGATGCGTTTATGGAGTCTATTCGTGGAGTTACTAATCCGGATCAACCTCTTAAAAAACTTAAAAGGAAAAAATGATGGATTTAACGTTAGTGCTACACCCTGTATTGTTTCTAATAGGGGTATTTGGGGATTTTGCTTGGGCTAAATGGAGCCAACATTGTACGGCTAAAAACCCCTATTTAGCTGCTAATTGGTCTTTTTTAATTTATGTGTTTGGATTGGCTTACACGATGAGTATTGTAGAGAGCCAATGGACACTAGTAATCTGTTATTTAGTAGGTAGTTATGCCGGTACTGTACTGGCTGTAAAATCCAACAAGGATGAAGTTGATGAGTAGAATCCTCACCCCCGATGACATACCCGAGTCAATGAAGCCGAAGAAGGCGAGCACTCAGGTTTTACATAAGAATCTAATGATCGCACTTGAAAAGAAATACCCAGGTGTGAGTTTTTTGTACGACGACCATGGTGGAAAACGTACCGCCTGGGAGTTAGAAATTTTAGATTTCAAGACCGGTGGGGTATTGACTTTAAAAAATCTTTGGATTAGCGGACGAATGGGTGTTACTATTAAGCTTAAAAATACCCATGATGAAATCGAGCGACAAGTGGTCTATTATGCCGGAGAGTTGCTTGAACGCTACAACGTTGCTCGAGAACAAGCACTTGATATGCGTGAGAACTTATTGGGTATACCACGTAGTTTCACTGGCGAAGCGATACATCAGTAGGTAGACAGATGGCCTTAGAATCGGCAACTCCTTATAATAATGAGCGTCCCGGCGATGAGCCTGCTCCACAAAGTCCGTTAGAAGATATCAGTGGAAAAGAGTATTCTCCCGCTGATAATGACTGGTTAACTATAGCAAGAGACGCCTTCGAGACGTCTGAAACGTGGTTCGATGCTGCAGTACGTCATGACTTAGAGCGTAATGTGGCGCATTTTCAAAGCCGTCACCAACCCGGTTCTAAGTACTATTCTAACCAATATAAGCACAGATCTAAGGGTTTTAGACCCAAAACACGTACAATTGTGCGTAAAAACGAAGCTTTGGCAGCGAATGCGTTCTTTGCAACGTCTAATGTTTTAAGTGTCAAGCCTGAAAATCCTGCCAATATCGTCGAGCGTGTCAGCGCTGATATCAATAAAGAATTACTCGAATACCGTTTTAGTACCACTCTTCCTTGGTTCCAAACCTTAATTGGCGCCTACCAAGACACCCTGGTGAACGGACCGTGCATCTCCCACCAATACTGGGATTACGAAGAGTCGGTTCGTATGGTACCTGTCTACGATGAGGTAACTGGCGAAGAGATTTTAGACGATGATGGTATGCCGGAGATGGAAGAGGAAATCACGGTTATTCGTGATACTCCAGACGTCGAGTTACGCCCTCTTGAGAATGTACGCTTTGCGCCGGCCGCTAACTGGCGTGACCCTCTAGGTACCTCTCCGTTCATCATCGATCGAATTCCAATGACGATCGACAAGGTGATCTCTCTGACCCAACAAACCGGTAAGAGCCGTATCCCTTGGATCGAGACATCTATCGGTACTTTACAACAAGGTCGCACAGACGAGTATTCTGATGACACTGTACGCCGACAACGTGAGCGAGCCCAACTGGACCCGGTTCAAGAGAACTCTTATTTACACGAAGAGTTTGACACGATCTGGGTTCATAGAAACATCATAAGCTACGAAGGTCGAGATTGGATATATTACACGGTAGGCGTTTACTATCTTTTATCAGAACCTATCCCTCTTGAAGAAGAGTACCCTCACCTATTACCGGGCGAACGTCCTTATGTAATGGGTTACTCAGTACTTGAAACTCATAAGACTTACCCCCAAAGTATTACTGGCATCACAGCTGGTCTACAACAACAAGCGAACGAATTAAGCAACCAACGACAAGACAACGTGTCACTGGTATTAAACCGTCGTTACTACGTAAAACGCGGCCAAGGTGTTGATTTAAAAGCGCTTCAGCGTAACGTACCGGGTGGTGTCGTATTGACAAATAACGTCGATCTAGACGTTCGATCGGAAGCCCCACCTGATGTTACGAGCTCCAGTTATCAAGAACAAGACCGTATTAACGCGGATTTTGACGATGTAGCTGGTAACTTCTCCGTATCGTCTGTTGGTACCAATCGCCAGTTGAACGAGACTGTGGGTGGTATGGAATTGATGAGTGGCGATGCTGATATCATCACAGAATACCAGTTGCGTACCTTCAATGAGACCTGGGTTGAACCGGTCCTAAAACAGCTAATACGCCTAGAACAGCGTCATGAAACCGACGAGGCTATTTTCGCTATGATTGGTGAAAAGCTTGATCTGTGGCAACGTTTTGGTATTAGCGAGATCGAAGACGATATGCTTCAAGGTAGTATGACCGTTGAGGTTAACGTGGGCTTCGGTGCGACTAATCCAAGTCAACGAATTCAACGTATGGCGACTGCGCTGCAGACCGTTGGTGCGTTTGCGCCTAAGTTAGCGTCTAGAATTAACGAAGAAGAGGTGGCTAAAGAGGTGTTTGGTGCGATCGGATTTAAAGATGGTTCACGATTCTTTGTGCCTGAATTACCAGAAGAAGAGCAACCTGAACAGCAACCGGATCCACAAATCGTATTAGAGAAAATGCGACAACAAGGTCAGATGGAAATCGAGATGACTAAGCATGAAAATGCTATGGAGTTAGAGGCTTTCCGTACTGAAAATGATATACGCAAAGACGACATTGATCTAGAGAAGGATATGTCTGAAAAAGCGTTGCGCATGAGTCTGGAAAATCGTAAAATTGACAAAGAAGAGCGCGATGCTCAACGTAAGGAAGCTGCGGATTTACGCAAGCAAAAGGCGAATCTAGCAAATACAGCCATTAAGGAAAGGAACCAAAATGCTAGATTTAAGGAAGAAATGCAGGTCAAAAAGACCCAAGGATCTGGAATATAATACATGACTGAAGAAGTCTCAGCGGACGTGGAGAATCCTTTTGCGGATGATCCGGACGTCCAACTTGCCACGATAGGTATTGACTTACAGAAGCTTATGGGCCAAAAAGCTGGCAAATACCTACAAGCCAAGAGTGAACAGCAAATTGACGAGGGTATTTCTAGGTTATTAGAACTTGACCCTGAAGACGATCTTAAGGAATTTCGTAAAGTCAAAACGGATATTCTAGTAGCTCAACAAGCTCTCACCTGGATCAATGACGCCATCCTAGAAGGTGAAGCGGCTCACGAAAAAATTCTCGAAGAAGAAAATGATCCATTAAACGGATATAAAAACCCCCACTAACCTCCTACCCTAAGATGGAGTATATTATGTCAAAAGACACGGAAGTAGAAGTAACTAAAACTCACGTTGTTGAAAAACCTGAAGATTCACCTTCCAATACCGAAGACGTTCAGGTACAATCCAATCATGAAGTAACCACTTTAGGTTCTCGTGAAGATATCTATGCGAAGTTTGATAAGGAGAATCGTCCCACAAGTGAGGATGATGATCCCGAAGAACAGCCTCTAGAAGAAGAACCGGAAGAAGAACCGGAAGAGGACGATCCAGAGGAACTACCCGAAGAGGATGTTCCAGATGAAGAACCTAAGAAGGTCAAAAAAGTAAAGATTTATGGCGAAGTACGAGAAGTCGATGAGGCTGTCGTCGAAGCCGCAGGCGGAATTACTGAATACCAGAAAAAGGTAGCAGCCGCCGAAAAGGCTCAATTTCAAAGAGATCGAGCCGAACTTGAACAAGAAAAACAAGCACTTGCCGCTGAGCGACGAGAGCTTGAAAAGAATAAGACGGCGCTACCGAAAGATGAGCCGGCAAAAAAAGACGATCTACCCTCGGATGATCACGTAGAGAAGGTTCAAGCAGAGATTAAGAATGCTGCTGAAAGCCTTTTGGATGGTGATGTTGATGCCTTCACCGATAAAATTACCAGCATTGTTGGGCAAAATAATAATACTCAAGCCCCTGTAGATGTTGATGAGATTGTCGATAAGGTTACTAGTAGAACCACCCAAACCATGGACGAAAATCAGCGCAAGCGTGAATTACAAGATGCTTTCAAAGATTTTTCTGCGGAATATCCGGATTTGGTCGCCAACCCTGATTTATATAAAGAGGTTGATCAGAGAACAGTCTTCCACAAACAGATAAATCCCGAAGCCTCCCCGCTTGAAATCATGAGATTGGCCGCCGATGAAGTTGTACGGTTAAACGGTCTAGACGAGCAGCAACCAAATGCTCGAGCTAAAAAGTCTCGTGATGATAAAAAAGCTGAAAAACGTTCCATGCGCAAACCGAAATCAGGTTCGATGCGTTCTGAACGGAAGCCCGAGCCTAAACCGCAAACCCGGTCTGACTATATCGCAGAAATTCAGAGACAGCGTGGTCAGGCTTAAGTATTAGGAGGATTCTGCTATGGCAGGTCAAGTATGGGAAATTGATTCGGCTGGCGGATTTATGTATTCCGGTGAACTTTCTACGGTTCTACGTAATCAGCTACAACCGATGACTCGATTCGTGCAACACTGTGACGCTGGTGACTTTTCTGATAAAGGTCTCCACGTAGGTGATGCTTTCCAATGGAACGTTTATAGTGACGTTGGTACTCAAGGTGGTCAATTAGACGAAACTCAAAAAATGCCTGAGACTTCGTACACCATCGAACAAAACAGTGGTACCATCACTGAGTTCGGTAACAGTGTACCTTACTCTGGTAAATTGGATGATCTATCAGCTCACCCAGTTCGTCAAATCATCAACAAGGCTCTTAAAAACGATTCTGCTAAAGCTTTTGAAATTGAAGCTCACGGTCAATTCGTACTAAGCCCTCTAACTGTAACACCAGCTGGTGGTAACTCTGCAACTGCTGTAGACTTTACTACTAATGGCGTTCCAGCTAACCAGAACAACTTAGCGATGAATAACACTCACGTTAAATTGATTTCTGATGAAATGAAAGAACGCAACATCCCAGTTTACAGCGATGGTAACTATCGTTGTATCGGTCGCCCAGCTACATTCCGTGGCTTTAAAGATGACTTGGAACCAATCGCTCAACACACTGAGACTGGTTACGGTTACATCTTGAATGGCGAAGTTGGACGTTCTTATGAAGGTATTCGTTTCTTCGAACAAACCGCTATACCTAACCAAGGTTGGGGTAACGGTCTTTCTGATGAAGCGTTTTTCTTTGGGGAAGATACGGTAATTGAAGCAATCGTATGTCCGCCTGAAATCAGAGGTAAATTACCTGCTGACTACGGTCGCGACAAAGGTGTGGCTTGGTACGCTGAAGAAGGTTTCGCCCTTGTTCATGACAACCCAGTCAATGCTCGTATCGTTCGTTGGGCTTCTGCTGAGTAATCAGTAGTTAATTAGGAGAAAAGATATGAGTTATTCAAATCCAATGCGTGAAACTTACACCCTGGTTGCCGTAGATTTTTCTGCGGCCCCATCAAGCGTTAGCATCCAAGCCCCCGCTGGCTACGAGAATGCTCGCATTGAAGACGCGGGTGTAAACAACATTTCTGTGGAATTTGCCGCAGACACAACTGCTCCACTTATTCAAGTGGGCGACGGTACTACTGCTGACCTTTACGCAGCTATCCCCATCCCTGATGGTGCGGTAGTAGGTAGTGGTTCAAGCAGCCGAGCTCTAGCTGGCGCTAATGAGTCAGGTGGCCTAGGTGGAAGTGGTGAAAACTATGTGGTAGTTAGTGATCTTACTGACGGTCAATTAGTTATCACTTATACCCAAGCTGTTGACGGTACTGCTGCTGCTGGAACTGGCGTACCTTACATCACAGTTGCATGGTTCTAAGGAGGACTAAACTATGAGAAACCCAACAGAGCACATGGCTAAACAAAAAAGTGCCAAAGAGCGCAGTCCTAGTGATATCACTAGTTCTTCTAAGAAGAACGATGGACCGGGCCAAGGCATGTATCAAGCTGGTATTGGGGCACCTATCGATCTAGGATTATCAGAGCAAATGAAAATCCCTGGCGGTAGTGCAATGAAGCTACGTGGTGAGACCGATGAAGCGACTCAACGTCCTATGGGCGAGAATCGTACGGTCAAAGCCGATCGTGGTTCATTCCCTGATCTTTGCTAAGAGACGACGGAAAGCCCTCTCAGGAGGGCTTTTTGCCTAACGTAATCGGAGATCAGCATGAGAAACAAAGCCATACGTGACGTCAATGACTTTCGAGTTGTTAAGGATTATACTGATTACCCATTGGTAGAGGACCTTGGAGTTGAACCACGTCCTATGCCTAAGCCTGCCGGGGATAAATATCCTGAACCAGGCGTAAGTAAAAAAATGCCCAAATACTCTGGCACTCAGGATTATATGATTGGTCCACGCCGTGGAGCGGGTGAAGTTAACGATAATGCCGATGAGACCTATGACTGGTCCACGGAAGACAAAGCATCAACTGGATTGATAATGAGGCAACCGTTATGAGTAAAATTAAATTAGACCTATCAAGAGATGACGTAATTATTCGCCGTGGCGATGGTGGTAAGGATTCTGTTCGTTATATTCAAGATGGCGTCCCATTCACTGCTTCTGGTAAAGTTGTAGGCGACGAAAAAGAGTTTCTAGCTAAAAAAGCTCAGGCCGAAATTAAGAAAGCTGAGGAAGCCTTAAAGGCTGCTAAGTCTAAGCTTGAAGCGGATATCGGTAAAGCAAAAGGTAATTTAGAGAAAGTTACGTCTGCTAGTAAAAAGAAGCCAACTGATAAAACTAAGTCTTCTAACAAGACAGAAGACTAATTCCAAACAGGTGGTGTGAATGAGTACCACAACCTATCTACAGTTGTGTCAGTTAACACAACGAGCATGTGGTATTTCTGGAAATCCTATCGTTTCAGTGGATAACCAGAAAGGTATGTTGCAGAATTTGACAACCTGGGTAGCCGACGCTGATATTGCAGTACAGCGTGAAGCTATTAACTGGGATTTTTTGTACAAAACCGACTTTTTTGTCAATACGGTACAAGGTTCTTCTGAATACCAACAACCATCTGACCTAGGTGATTGGGATCGTTCTACTTTCTATTTGGATCGTACAACAAACAACAACCTTCGTCTCACAGAGATGGCCTATCGTAGATGGTTTAATTATGAAAGCGTTGGTGTCCAACAAGAAAACCAACCCTGTAACTTCATATTACCACCTAGTAAAAACCCTATCGTTCACCCTGTTCCAGATAGCGTATATAGGTTGACGGCTAACTATTGGAGAACCCCTCTCCGTATGGTTGCTAACGACGACACGTCTTTGATTCCTGAAACTTACATTCGTGTAATTATCGCTCGAGCTAAGATGTATTACGGCATCGATCAAGAAGCTGATGAGGTGTATGCGGAAGCGGTTAGTGAGTACAACAACGTACTTAGCGAACTGAAAAGTAACCAACTTCCTGGTTGGGAAGGTTACCGTGTCAGTGACAACGTACAAATCACAGTCTCAACTGATGGTTACACGGGTGGTTCATTTGGTGATGGAGGTTATCAGGGCTTCGATAGCTACGATGATAATTCCGGGTGGTAACGAATGTCACAACAAATATCCTATTACCCATTAGTCGGCGGTGAAGATTTAGTCACACCACCCCTTCAGATCCAACCGGGTCGATTATTATTCTCTCAAAATTATGAACCTGGCGAAGCGGGTGGTTACACGCGGATCCAAGGTTATGAGCGTTTTGACGGCCGTCCGAAACCTTCAGAAGCTTCGTTTGTAGTTTTACCATTTGATGCTGGTCAAAACGAACCGGCGGTAGATGATGAAATCACTGGATCTATTTCAGGATTTACAGCTTATGTGGCTGGATTCACTCTAACGTCTGGAGACTGGTCGACTAACGACGCTGTCGGTTTATTAGCCGTTCATGATAATACCGGTACTTTTGTAGATAACGATGTCTTAACTAATGTCACCCAAGGTAATACTTTGGCGACTCAAGATGGCGCTCAACAAGGCGAAGGTGCTCCCACGGACGCTCTCTATGATGAGTGGTTACAAGCATCTATTGAATGGCGTCGAGATCAAATACAAGAAGTACCTGGCGAAGGTGATATCCTTGGAGTGTGGCAATACAACGGTACTAAATACGCTTTCCGAAACGAAGTGGGTGGCGCGAACGCTGCTATGTACGAAGCGACTTCTACAGGTTGGTCACTGGTCGATTTAGGCCAACAACTAGCTTATACAGTAGGATCCGTAGCGGATTTTATCGTTGGGGAAACCATCACACAAGGTCCTGTTAGCGGGATCGTATCCGGTTACACTATTACAAGCGGTGACTTTGGCTCAGGTAATGCTGTGGGTACCGTATACTTCCATAGTTTAAGTGGAGGCGTCTTTGGAGCTGGGGCGATCGTAGGTGGTACATCTGGAGCCACTGCGACTATCGCAGGAGCGTCGACGGCAATTACTCTACCTCCTGGCGGTAAATACGAATTCTGGAACTATAACTTCTTTGGTCGATCTAACGGTCAGACTATGTATTTTGTCAATGGCGTAGGTTTAGCTATGTCCTATGACGGATCGGGCTTGTCTTTTATTGACTGGGGACTTGGTACTATCTACCCCACCCATATCCGTCCACATAAGAATCACTTATTTTTAACATTCGATGCGTCTTTAATCCACTCTGATTTAGGCAACCCATACGTAGCGAGCGCCGTAGGTGGTGCTGCTGAATTTGCTGTAGGTGATAGAATCACAGGTTTGGAAGTAGCCCAAGGTGACGTTCTGGCTGTTTTATCAAGAAATTCAACACGTTTATTGTATGGTACCAGTACTATCGATTGGGATCTGCGAGAGCATTCCTTAGTATCGGGCGCACGCGAATGGACCATACAACGTATTCTGAACGTTCGTTATTTAGACGATCGAGGTTTAACTCAGCTCAATGCTGTATTTGCATTCGGTGATTTTAAAGAAAATACATTCTCCCAGCTTATTGACCCATTAGTAGAATCTGCGCTAGGCACAGAATCAGATTCGGTCACCGTCCGAGAGAAAGATCAATATCGTTTATTCTTTAATGACGGATCTGGCCTAATATGCCGGATTCAGGATAGTGCGCAATTCCCACAATTTACTCGTATTAAATATCCAATCCCAGTACTCACTTGTAACGGCGGTGAGAATTCTGAAGGCTTGGAAGAAATATACTTTGGCTCTGAGGGCGGTTTCGTCTACCAGATGGATTCCGGTAATTCATTCGATGGTGAAGAGTTAAACTATATTTTACGTATACCTTTCAATAACTTACGATCACCTCGTAATAAGAA